GGACATGGTCTTGGTGTTATTCCTGATTTTATTATTGTAAAGAGAGCTGCTGGTGCAGCTGCTTGGGCTGTTTATTATGGAGATAATACAGATGCATTAGCAATGAATACTGATGGAGCAACAGCAGACGCTGATTTTTGGGCAGATACAACTCCTTCAAGTTCTGTATTTACAGTAGGAAATAATGCTACCACAGGTGCAGCTGCTCTTTATGTTTTTTGGGCTTTTGCAAATACTGAAGGATTTGTGAAAGCAGGTTTTTATTCTGGAACAGGTCGTGTAGATGGTGGATATTGCCATGTAGGATTTAAACCATCATTCATAATGGTAAAAAGCCTTGCTTCAGGAACAGATTGGATTATTTTTGATGATAAAAGAGACCCTGATAATGGTGCAGATAATGTTTTATATACAAATAGTGCAGCAGGAGAAGTAGATGGTAGTACTTTTGATATAGATATTCTTGCTAATGGTTGGAAAGTAAGAACAACAAATGCTGAATTAAATGCAGATACAGAAGATATGATGTACTTAGCAATAGGTTCAATGTCATCTAAATATGCAACAGCAAGATAAAGGAGAAAAATAATGTGGGCTAAACTAAATGATGCAGAAGATACTATTGAAGAGATAATATCTAATCCAAAACCTATGACGGTTTCAGGAGTACAACACCCTAAAGCTTTGTTTAAACTTTGGACAGTTGCAGAAAGAAAAGCTATTGGAATAGTTCCTATTACAACTACTGGTTCACACCTTGACACAACTTACTATATAGAAGAAGATGAAGCTTATGCTATATCTGAAGATAAAGCAAGTGTAGTAATGACAATTGGTACTAAGGCTGGAGACCAAGTTCTTGCAACTGTTAAATCTAAACAAGTATCTCATGCAAAAAAAATATGTAATAATATACTTGCAAATACAGATTGGTATATTGTACGTAAAGCAGAATCTTCTACTGCAATTCCTGCTAAAATAACTGCACTTAGAACAGCAGCAAGAACTGTATATGCAGCTGCAAAATCTGCTATAAATGGTGCGGCTAATGTTGGTGCATTGGCAACTATTAATACAACAACTGCTGGAGCAACTGAATCAATATCAGTTGATGGAACTGCTTCTGGAGTGGTAAGTACATCAAACAATACTATTACAAAAAATGGACATGGATTTGTAGATGATGAACGTATTAAATATAGTGACGGACAAAAAGATGCAGACAATCCAATTAAAGGTCTTATAAGTGAACAATATTATTATATACATAGTGCAACTACTAATACCTTTAAATTATCTTTAACACCAAGTACCTTTGGTGATGAGGCAATTATTTCATTGACAGGTGTTGCAGATGCTGGTGATGCTCATGTATTTGGTTCAGTAGGACTACTTTCAATTGTAAATGTTTGGCCACATGAAGATAACTTAGCATATAAATTATAGGATAATCTCTTTATATAAATAGTAAAAAGGGGATTGTCATGTCAGACGTAAATCTTGCAACTAAATCAGATTTAGCCAGTTTATTTCAAGAACTTGAAGATGCAGCTAAACACGCAAAAATAGAGAATAAAGAAAACAAAATTAAGACTGAATCCCAAGTAAAAGAACTTGATAGTTTTCTTACGTCTGTACAAGAAGTTGTAAAAGTCATTGACGAAACTCCTAAAAAAGAAATTACATTAGAAGAACCTAAAGCTATTCAAATTGCTGATATAGTTATTGAAGAACCTATACTAGAAACAAAATCACTATCGACAGAAGATGAAGATAAACTAGGTGCGTTTGCTGGTTTGATGTCTTCCTTCGGTGCTATCCTTGATGCACCACCAGAAGTTGAAGATACAGACACATTAAAATTACAAGTTGAAGATATCTATCCAAAAGTTGTTACTCAAGAGGAAGAAGATAATAAACTAGAAGCTCTTCAAAACTTATTCTCAAGTCTAGTAGAAGTACCAAGAATACCACGCAAGAAAGGTCAACCTGCTGGTTCAGATAGTCACTCTGATTTATATACAGACGAAAATCCAAAAGGAACAATACAAGGTCTAGGTTTCAAAGATGTTGAAACTGCAAGAGCAAGTGTTAGTAAGATAGAAGGTTCTGGTAAGAAACACGCACACAAGATACAAGCTGCAATCGCAATGGAACAACGTGCAAAAGAAATGGGTAAGACAGCAGAGGCTGCAATCTATCGTACATACATTGAGAAGATGAAGAAGAAAACGAAAGAGATGCAGAAGGAAGAAGTTGTAACACCTAACTTAGTTACAGCTGCTAAAAATACTCCATTAGATATAACTCAAGCATTAACAGAAGTTAAACAAAAAGCATTACCAACTAAAGAACAAACTGTAGAAGCAACACAAGAACTTATCACTAATGTTATTGCTAACTTAGATGATATGAAATCTAAGACAGAGGTTAAAGAACAGTTAAATGAGATTGGTACAATAAGACAAGAGTTTGATAACTTTAGGTCACTTGTTAGTCAACAAATTGCATCATCAAAAATGTCTGGTGCTGGTGGTGGTGAAGTAAGACTTGAGTTTCTAGATGATGTTGATAGAGATACAGCAAAGGTCAATAACAAATATTTAAAGTTTGATTCTACTACTGGAAAGTTTGTAGGTTCAGACCCTAATTTAGAATTAGATACAGCCCTTCCTTATAGTGCTAGTGTTCAAACACTTACAGTAACAGTTGGAACTAAAGATTCTTCACACCCTTATTTTGGTGCAGGCAGTTCAAACGGTTATAAAATTGGTGATGTGTTTGCTCCATATCTTCAAATGCTTCCAAAAAATACATACAGGTTTGACCAATCAGATTCAAGTAATAGTGGACACCCATTAAGATTTTACTTTGAAGCAGATAAGTCAACTGCATACACAACTGGTGTAACAACAAATGGAACTCCAGGCCAGTCTGGTGCATACACACAAATTATACCAACTGACACCACACCACCTGTTTTATTTTATCAATGTTCAGTTCATGCTTTTATGGGTTGGGGTATATTTTTAAATACTAGAAACTTCACAGGGTTTGATACTGACGATTTAACAGAAGGTTCAACAAACAAATATGCATCTGCTGAAACTGTACAAGATATTATTGGTGGAATGGTTACTAGTAATACTGAAACAGGTGTTTCTGTTACATATGATGATGCTGATGGAACAATAGATTTTGTTGTTGGAACTCTAAATCAAGATACAACTGGAAATGCAGCTACTGCTACTGCACTTGAAACTGCAAGAACAATTCACGGAGTTTCTTTTAACGGTACTGCGAACATAGATTTAACTGAGGTTATAGAAGATACAGTTGGTGCTATGGTGAGTGGTAATACTGAAACAGGTATTACAGTTACCTATCAAGATGGAGATGGTACTTATGATTTTGCACTAACAGCTGCACAAACCACTATCACGTCTTTACTTGCAACAGACATAAAGATTGGTGAAGATGACCAAACTAAGATTGATTTTGAAACTGCTGACGAAATACACTTCTATGCTGCAAATGCACATCAAGTAAAACTTATAGATGGTGCGATTATTCCTGTAACGGATAATGACATTGACTTGGGTACAAGTAGTCTTGAATTTAAAAATGCGTTCTTTGATGGTACAGTAACGAGTGATGCATTTGCAGGGCCCCTTACTGGTGATGTTACAGGTGATGTTACAGGAGATGTTACTGGTAATGCAGACACAGCAACAACACTTGCAAATTCAAGAACACTTGGTGGTGTTTCATTTGATGGTGGTGCAAATATTAATTTGCCTGGCGTAAATGCTGCTGGTAATCAAAATACAAGTGGTACAGCTGCATTAGCAACTGCGGCCAATACAATTAAAACAGTATCAGATGCTACAGATGATTCTTTCTTCTTAACATTTGTTGCAGATAACAACGGTAGTGCAACAGCAGAGGCACTTAAAACAGATGCTGGAATATCTTACAACCCTTCAACAGACACACTATCTGTTACAAATATTACTGCAACGATTGAGGGTACATCATCTTTAGTTAATGTTGCAGATGAATCTTCAGACACAACATGTTTCCCACTATTTGCTACTGCTGCAAGTGGTAATTTAGCTGCAAAAAGTGGAACTAATCTATCATTTAACTCATCATCTGGTGCGTTAACTGCTACATCATTTGTAGATGAAAACGGTGATGCAATGACAACTGCTGGTGCTGCATTAGATGATGCGACTGCAATAGGTATTGCACTAGGTTAAGTTGTTATAAATAGTATTAAAAAGGAAATAACATGGCGATTCCAAATTCAAAAGCAACATTAAAAAGTTACTGTCTAAGAGCATTAGGATTTGGTGTAATAGACATTAATGTATCAGATGACCAAGTAGATGATAGAATTGATGAAGCAGTACAATACTTCTCACATTATCACTATGATGGTGTAGAAAAAATGTATCTTAAACATGTATTAACACAAGCTGATATAGATAGAGCTAGGTCTAATGATACAACTACTGCAACAGATACATTAGATAGTTCTGTAAGTTCAAGTTTTGAAGAGGGTAAGAATTATATTCCTATGCCTTCCTCTGTAATATCCGTATTACAAATTTTTCCTTTAGATGATTCATCAACAAATAGTATGTTTGATATGCGATATCAATTACGACTAAATGACTTATATGATTTTAGTTCTACATCTATTCTACAATATGAAATGACTATGCAACAACTAGACCATCTATCTCATATATTGGTAGGTGAAGTTCCTATTCGTTTTAACGAACACCAAAATCGTTTATACTTAGATATGGATTGGGAAAGTGTAACTGTTGGCGAGTTTCTTATTATAGAATGTTATAGAAAAGTAGATCCAGCTTCATACACAGATATGTTTGATGATATCCATCTAAAGAGATACACAACAGCTCTTATCAAACAACAATGGGGTGCAAACCTTTCTAAGTTTGGTGGTGTTGCAATGTTAGGTGGTGTTACTATGAATGGTGAAACTATCTACACACAAGCTTTAGAAGAAATTCAAAAGTTAGAAGAAAAAATAGATTTAATGCAATACCCAGACTTAATGATAAAAGGATAACCAATGGCTGTTAATACTGCATTTCATACAAACAATTTATCTTCAATTGCATCTGAAAGAACTCTTTATCAGAACTTAATTAAAGAAGCAATTCAGATATACGGACATGATGTTTTTTATATGGACAGACAATCCGTAAACGAAGATACTTTATTTGGTGAAGATACTTTAAATCAATTCAACACACAACACCCAATTGAGATGTATGTTGAAGATGGTGAGGGTTATGCAGGCGACAAAGAAATAATGACTCAGTTCGGTTTAGAAAATCGTAATGAGATTACCTTTGTGGTTTCCAAAGAAAGATTTCAAGATTTAGATAGACAGGTTCAGATTGAATCTGGGACGGATACGACTGGTGGTAGTATATTATTAGAAACTGCAACAATAGACCAAGTAGGAGATTCTTCTATCTTAACAACTGTAAGTGGTGATGGTAGTTTTTATATCATACAAGATACTGCAGCTACAGATGCAGACAGACCACTAGAAGGTGATTTAGTTTTTCACCCAGTATTAACAAAAGTTTTTGAAGTAAGTTTTGTAGACCATGATGAACCATTCCATCAATTAGATAACAACCCAGTCTACAAATTAAGATGTAAACAGTATGAATATAGTCAAGAGATTATTGATACTGGTATTGCTGAGATAGATGCAATAGAAGATAGTTTAAGTGTAAGTACTGCTGAATTCCAATTTACACTTGAACAAGCAAGTACTGTAGGTGAAGCATTTACTATAGATAATACTTTTTATACACTTGATTCAACAACTGCTACTGTAGATTCAACATTGGTTACTATAGACCCACCATCATTTGGTACAAATATTCTTCTTGAAAATGCAGCTGATACTGGTAATGCAGAATACTTAATTCAAGAGGACTATATAGTAGGGGATGCAAGTACAGATAAAACTGCTCAGAATGAATTATTTGATTCATTAGATGACGATATATTAGATTTTTCAGAAAACAATCCGTTTGGTGATGCTGGGAATTCAGGATAATAATATGCTAAACAAATTTAGGAGAACATAATGGCATTGCAATCACTCGGAATAGGTAGTGCTAATGATGGTACTGGAGATAACCTAAGAGTAGCTGCTGATAAAGTCAACGATAACTTTTCAGAGATTTATACTTTAATTGGAGATGCATCTGCATTAAGTACTGGCATTAGTGCAACTGCTTCAGTAATAACTCTTACTACACCAACTATTGTTACACCAAATATAACTGGAACTGCTGTTATGGCAGATTTAGATATATCTGGTGATGTAGATATAGATGGAACATTAGAAGCTGATGCAATTACAATTGCTGGTGTAACACTTTCTGAAACAATTTCAGATACAGTTGGTGCAATGGTTGGAAGTAATACTGAAACTGGAATTACAGTAAGTTATGATGATGCTGACAATACTTTAGATTTTGTTGTTGGAACTCTAAATCAAGATACAACTGGAAATGCAGCTACTGCCACTATACTTGAAACTGCAAGAACAATAGGTGGAACATCATTTAATGGTTCTGCTAATATCGCAGTAGCACTTGCTGCAACTGCCACAACACTTGCAACAGCTAGAACTATTGGTGGTACATCATTTGATGGTTCAGCAAATATTGCAGTTGCTTTAGCATCTGTTGGTACTGCTGTTACGGTAGCAGATGAGTCAACAGATACAACTTGTTTTCCATTATTTGCAACAGCAGCAACTGGAGATTTACCACCAAAGAGTGGTTCTAATTTAACATTTAATAGTAATACTGGTTTATTAACTTCAACACTATTAGCTGGTGCATTAACTGGTGATGTTACAGGTAATGCAGATACAGCAACAACACTTGCAACTGCTAGAACTATAGGTGGAACATCATTTAACGGTAGTGCTAACATTGCTGTAGGACTCGCTGCAACATCAACTGCATTAGCAACTGCTAGAACAATTGGTGGAACATCATTTGATGGTACAGCAAATATTGCTGTAGGACTCGCTGCAACGTCAACTGCGTTAGCAACTGCAAGAACAATCGGTGGTACTTCATTTGATGGTACAGCAAATATCGCAGTAGCACTTGCTGCAACTGCCACGACATTAGCAACTGCAAGAACTATTGCTGGAGTAAGTTTTAATGGTAGTGCTAATATCACACTTGCTCCGACAGACCTAACAGACGTTACAGCAACTGCTGTTGAACTTAATATTTTAGATGCAAGTGCTGGTAATACTGCAGCTGCTTCTGATGTTGCGTCAAGTGCTGGTGCAGTTACATCAAACAATTTTAAAATTAGTCACACTCTTACTTTAGCTGCAACTTTAGCTGATAATGCAGAACACGCTGATGTTGTAATTACAAGTGATAAAGTATTAGCTACATCTTCTGTCCTCGCAAATGCAAGTATAGATGTTGATATAACCATTCATACAGTAGTGGCTGGGTCATTTAAAGTTCGTATCACTAATAAATCTGGTTCAACATTAGCAAATGATTCAACTATGGTTTTAAATTATAGAATAATATAGAATATATAATGAATAGGGAGAATATATAATGTTAGGAAATCAATTTTATCACGAAACTATGCGAAAAATAGTCGTTTCTTTTGGAACACTATTTAATAACATTCAGATAGTACGAAAGAATAGTTCTGGTGCTGTAGTACAATCTATGAAAGTACCACTTGCATATGGGCCACAACAGAAGTTCCTTGCAAGATTAAACTCTGACCCTGCTCTGGCATCTAAAGTTGCTGTTACATTACCACGACTTGGTTTTGAAATGAATGGAATTACCTATGACCCTTCAAGAAAATTAAATCGTGTTCAAAAATTTAGAAAAGTAAA